CACATATAGTCCCATCGCTTCTATTCGGTTAGCGATACCCTACGCCGTTTGGTTGGGAAAACGGTATCCCGGGCTCTTATTTTTCTTCCGGTGGTTTAGAAAACCATTCGGTCGATAATTGGGAGAAATCCCAGGCTTCCTCGAAGCCAGGAGTCGCCGCTGCTAAATGATCAACCATTCCTAGTAGATTCGTCACCCGGAGAAGTGATTCTCGGGCTTGTCTATCACGTTTGACCTGTAGTAGTCTCTCACTACCAGGGCCCCCTATGGGCACCTCTAGGGTGGTCAACACTTCGAGAGTAGTCTGAGAGAAATCAGGAACAACCGGTAAAGCAGTTTCTGCGTCGGAAACAAATCCAACCAGATCTGCCCATGGACGACCCGTACCTGCTTCGACATCATCGATATTGAATTGCGACAATCCTGTTGCAATAACAATGCCTTTGAGAGGTCGACGGTATGTGTTAGTCCACCGTGTCAACGCATCCTTAACGGATCGTTCGAAGATATTATCAAAGACCCACTCGAGATCTACAGACACTACCCGTGTCACCCAGTTTTTATAATCCTGTTCAAGAGATTTTCTTGAGGACAGGAAACTGGCGTAGATTCGTGCGGCCCACTTATTTAAAATCCCGATCAGGACCTTGCCAGATCGGTGGCGATCAATCAGATCACCCATCGAATCAAGACTCATGCTAAAGAGATCACCTTTTCGGAGCTGTGCTCCTAGGAATGTCTCCAAGGCTACTTTACCGTAACCAGCCCAACTATACCTAGTTGTACCTGGTGTGAGTATTACAGCAAGGATCCATCGGATGACTAGAGGAACCTCTCCATTCCGAATCATCGGAGTGAGGAGTGCCCAAACTCTTTGTGGTAAGAGCAATCGACAGAAACGGTTAACCCAAAATCGATCCCCAAAAACCTTCCATCCGCGACGGAAGAGTCGTAGCGCAAGCTCGATTCTTTCCGACATGCTATTAGCATTCACCTCTTCCCGAAGGGAAACAGGCGAACAGTTCATAGCTGAGACGTAGGTTTGGTTAGCGAAGTTGAACATTCCAGAATCTGAGATATGCGACTTAGCCAGTGAGAGTGGAACATGTAACTCTGCCATCAGGGCTTGATAAAACACGGCAGTCTTAGGACATGCAATAACTATATCATCTCCCAGGACCATATAGTCCCGAAAAGACAATAAGGTGGAAGGAGAAACTCTCCCGACACACATTGCGGCATAAAGTACTAGTGCATGATGCACCAATGCCATAGAGGCCCAACTAGTCAAAGCACCCATCGGCTGACCTGTGCAATATCGCACCGTCCGGGGATGTTCTTTATATGCTTTAAGTGTTGACTTAGGTGATGCGAAATCACGGTCCACCAATAGCTTGAACCATAAATCAAGGATCTTTTCAGGAAGAATATGTGAGAATAGAGCTCTATAAAGAGCCAACGGTATTAAATCCGTTGCCGATTTAAGGTCATAACTCCATATTTCCCTATAACCTCGTGAAGCGAAGTCTTGGACTTTACCTTCTTGATCGAAAGTAGCGTCTTGCGGTAGATGGGTCAATACATTAAACATCCAATCATGGAGAGGTTTAAGGACGAAATTTGTCCAGTAATCTACAATAGCGATGGTCCGTACTTTTCCCGCAGCCTCATACAAATTATGTAGACGCTGAAGGGTTGGCATGGTCCACCGTAGACTTGTTAGGTTTGATCCTAAGAAGTCATAGATATACTTGTATTCCAACTTGGTTTCAATGGTTTTCATCGTTACCGGAACAACAGATGTTGTAGTTTTCGGATCTGGAGACTTACCTAACATCTTATCGATTAACCGTTTTACTGTTTTTGACAGTGACGGCATCGTTTTGATAGTAGAGTAGAGGTGCTCCTTGTTCGAGACTATTACACTGTTTATAATCTGTTGATTTAAAGCAAACATCTTGGCAGTTTTCCTGAAACTCAGGAGAATATCCAATTGATGTGTTTCTTCTAACCATTCTCTAATATAATTAGATTTCACGCCAGTAATGGCGCGAAGATGCTTAAGCCAAGTTATCTTTGACTCTTCGAGGAGCTCACCTGGTTTTGCTTTTAGGGCATCAAAAGACGCCCAAAGATAAGCATCCAGGCCTGCTCCAAGAATTGTTACAGGTGAATTTGGACCAGCATGAGTGGAGAAGAAGAAATGCTTAATTCTAAGATCTGGTTGTTTGATACCCTCGAGACTAAGCATCTCCCAAAAGACATTACAGAATTTTGAGAAGAGCTCTAGTGTTGAGTTTCCTTCTAAAGGTGGATGGGGGGCCTGTATAGATCCAGACGCTAAATGTGGTTCCTGCCAAGTTCCTAGGATACCCTTGTAACTGAATAACATAGACGTCCAAATATGGATGTAATGTTTGTTTCCTGCGCGGATTCCTGCTCTCACGAAGAGAGGAAGGGCCGCCGGAAGCCCCGATCTTAATCGGATTCGGAAACCAAGAGTTTGGGTGGATTTTAGTTTCCGCCCTCCCAGGTAGGCATTAACTACAAATAGCATGATTTTTAAACGGGCTATTAGGTGATTGATACCGTTTCTTTTCAGAACTTGAGTTAACCATAGAGCAAAGGAATTTGCTTCCGTACGGTGAACAGTGGTCATCGAAGAGCCACGGCTCCACCATGACACAATTTCGTGCCATGATGTGAACCACTGTCTGATGTTGTCAACAGACAGTTGAACCATCGAGATTCCTCTTGAACCTGCTTGTGTGGAGTTGGAAACTTTTTGAGATCCAACAAAACCTTGCAACTTACTACTAAATAATGTTAGTAAGCGCTTTTTACCACGATTCCCCTCCGAGGTTTGAGACCCTAAGTTTAGGGTTTCTCCCCAAGGAGAGGATGATTGAGAAGGGCGAGTAGGGGAATTTTGAGAGTTTTGACCAGTAGGAGTATTTGTGGCATCGGGTTGTGTCTCACTAGGCCCCGCAAGAACCTTTAGGGTTCGATTGGAGGTAATGGCGACACGCACCATTACGATATAGTCCTGTTCCGAAAGGTACAGGATAACACCGGGATTAACCGGATCTACTATAGCGTAGTTGCCAGCTTCTACTCGTTCCCAGTCTACTTTCGGAAACAATTTATGGTTCTGTAAAAGATGACGTGGTGTAGAGGAACTGAAGGATCTAATTGAGAAAATGTTAAAAAGCATTATTATTAATTAGGTTTTGAGGAACCTTGACTTACCTTTTCTTCCTTGGAAAAAGGAAGAGGGGTCAGGTTGTGTGTAGCTTCACTGTCCAGTAGTTTCACAGCCACTCGGTTAAGAGTGAACAGTTCCCCTCTCTGGTTACAATTTCTGCCTCTATCTAGGGATAATGGACCGTGTGGGATTGAAATCCCATACGTTCTGTAGATGGCACAGGTGTATCAGTTTTGATTACGTCTGTAAGTGTCTCCGGGTGTTTCTTACGAGCTTAGCCAACTTGCCACATCGGCCGTAACTGAACTGCTTTCCTGGTCAACTGGTTTCCATACTTGTATGTGGAACACGGTAGGGCTCCGAGGAGCTACATCTTACGATGTTTGTGTCCTTTGAATATCCGCTGGGTTCCAAACCAGACGATTCCTCCTAGAGTTGAAGTGAAAAGGCTACAAAGCCATGATTGCGATGGCTGGCACAGGAGGTCGACCGGAAAATCGTCAAGAAGATTGATCCACTACACGGCGCATCAGCGTGTTAAAACAACTGGTGCGGGTCATGCAGGTTTGCAAACTACCTCGGTTCAATTCCGGGG